AATGATTCCAAAAGGAACCATATCATCTTCGATTGCTTTCATTCTGTCTGCGTACAACATCTGTTTAAAATCAATATCTGTTAGATTAGAAAACATCTCAGTGGCAGCAAACCAACCGAACATAACTAAGTTCATCATTAAATCGTCGTGGTTATTATCAGAGGCTTCGTACGAATTACCCTTTGCAACAAAGGTAGACATTTCAATGATAGTTTCGCCATCGACGATATCTAGTTTGTGCTGCTCAATAAGATCTTTAATATTTGAGCAACCAATTCTTTTTACTTTACGAGTCATAGTAGCACCAAGGGCGTTAGCCTTTAGCATGGACTCTACGAACATATTCTCGTATTCCCAGTCGTAATATAATCCATTACATACAACTGAACCTTGGTCATTCGATTCAATGATCACATAGGCTTCGTTATATGTCTTTGCATATTTGTGGATAATATCTGGAAAGAGTAGTGGTGATATCATGTTATCTTGATATACACAGACCTGTTTAAATGGCCTCTGTGTAATATCTATAACGTTAAATGTTGAGTAGTCTTGGCCTCTACCTTTTGCAACATCGACAGTCATAATATACTCATGACCTTCCTGAGGCCTTTCGTATGTCCTTACTGACTCTTGTCTAACGAGAGGGTCGGCTGCTTTAAGTCCAAGTAGAAATTCTCCGGCAATGAGAGTATTTGATGTTCCCAAGAAGTTGTTTCCAAACTCTTGGTCAAACTGTAACTCTGAGGTGTTGGATACAGTTTGCCGCTTCCACTCTGCGTCTCGCCCAGGTACGTCCCACCAGTCAACCCGAAAGGGTTTATACTCGTTAGTTCCTTGGACGGCTCCTTCCCAAAGCTTATGGTAAATGTTTCCGAGTCCATTTGCAGTTGAGGTGATGATAACTCTTGATGTTTGCCCTGATGACACAACTGGGTACGTTGAGGTATAGAACTCTCCAGCGTTTTCAACAAATGCAAATTCGTCAAGGAATAGTAGGTTGACAGACATACCTCGAATTGAGGAGCCTGATGTAGCTGCAGCGACAATACGACTGTTATTAGAAAATTCAATTGAACCTTTATTAAGTGCCTTACAACCTGGCTGCAAAAAGAACGGAAGGTTCTCAAGCATCAGTGTAACACGACTCAACATCTCTCTTGCTGTGGCACCCTTGTTAGCCAAGACTGCGATCGTTTGTTCTGGTTTAAATATCGCATACCATAGTAAGTAACCAACCGATGAAATAGATTTACCGGACTGACGACATGCCAATACAATCGAGAATCGGTTCTCGTTAAAATGGTTGAACATCTTTTCCTGATAAGGATACAAGTCAAAATTGACCAACCCTTTATCAAGGTGTACAACTTTAAGATAATTCCTGGCAAAGTAAGCTGGATCGTTCATACACTTTATATACTCTTGCAACTCGTGCTGAGTAAAGTTGTGTTCGACCCCGTCTCGTTTTACGTTTGGATTACCTAGATATGAATCATTCGTCTGGATTGACATCAATTATTTCCGACTTCTTATCAATTAACATTCTCTGCAAATCAGTTGTTGAGCCTACAAATACATTATTCTGAGTAAGACCTTGTGGTTGTTCTTTCTTAGATTCTCCACTTAGGTCTTTCTTTTTCTTTTGTAGATCCATAAGCTTGTCAGTTACGTCAGCCATGTTTTTAAGCATACCTGATAAAACTTCGTAAGCACGTGGATGCTCTGATTCGGCAGCAAGTTGCATCATTCCCTCAAGAGCTTCTTCACCTTTGTCTAGAATCCCCTTATATTTTACTCGGGAATAGTCATAGTCATCAATGATATCTTTATTTTGCTCAGGAACCGCAACTGATGTTTCTGTCTTTTCAGTCGGTAAGTTCTTGGATAACGAATTCATTAATTTATTTTTATCAACCATGGGTATTCACCATTATGTAATTTGGTTATCGTCGGTGCTATCTACACCTTCGAATACTGAGTACACCGCCGAGTCACTTGTCGGAGCGGCGATAGTAATTGTTGGGTTAGCAGCATATCCACCACCACCATTAACTACTGAAAGGGCATCGAGACGACCTTCCTCGGTAAGTGTTGCCGAAACTTGTGCAGTAAAGTCTTGCGGGGTGCCTGTTGGAGCTTCTACAATAGCAGACACAATAGTTACGATATCTGTTTTAGTTGGAAGAGGTACCGCATATACTTTACCGGATCTTACCAGTCCGGTTGCTTCAAGCTCAAAGTTGCCGCTCGAGTCAACTCCAGTAACAGTAATAGTAGGCTCTGCTGTGTAGAAGTTACCAGGATTACCAATATTAAACCTTGTAATAGATCCGTCTGTAACAACAGCACTCACTTCGGCACGTGTTGCCACAGAAGTCGGAGCAGAAACTGTTACGGCCGGAGGAGCTGAATATCCACGACCACGGTCAACGAATTCAAAGTATGTAACCACACCATCAAGAGTAAATGCATTTGCAGACGCTTGCACAGAAAGCAGAGATGACTGTACGGTGATTTCTTCGATAAACCCAAATGTATCAATATTGTTAATATCCGTAGATACCGTAGTTACGATACCTTGTTCGGCCGCAGGCCCAAAGAACTTAACCTTCATTGAAAAATCTAATGTATAAATCAGCGAGCGGCGTGATGTAAATTCACCTTCGTAATCATCTGATATGCTAATACTGTTCAGAGTAATAGGAACGTCAAATGACTTTTCAAGCTCATCAATAAACTTGACTGATAGTGTATATGTTGGTTGGAAATACGGTACGATCTGCTCAAATATTTGCAACGCATCATCCTGGTTCTTTGCAATAATATTTAACTGCATATCAACCATATATGGAGTCACCTGTCCAACAGTAGAGCGAGTAGTCGCTGATGACGTAGTTGTAATTGTATTAAGAGAGCTTGTCTTTGTTGTAGTGTCATATGACATATTAGTGATTTCAAAAGACATGCGAGGAAGCTTAATCGCAATCTTTGGATCACTTAAATCGGCTTGCTGATCTAGACGAGATAGAAACTTTTGCTTAGGTCCATATGACAAAGGTACCCGTTGCTGGTCTTTGACAATACCAGCATTATCTTTGCGTACTACTCGAATGTCGTTGAAAAGAGTTCCAAAGACTGCTACTGATTTTCTTAGAATCGCGTGATAAAAATGATCACCAAACATTAGCTAGGTTCTCCAAATGGATTTTGTTCTGAGAAGTCGATAATGTCATCAGCAGTATTTTCAAAGTCCCAGTTTTGGGCACCGCTATCATTTTCAAACGTTCTATTTGTGGCATCGTTGAGGTCATAGATTTCATAAACTTCGGCACTCATAGTGGCATTGCCTTCTACATCATCTATAATATATGTATGAGTATCACCACTTGTCGATAGATAGAAATCTTTTACATCTGTTGAGTTAGTCTCAAGGTCTGTAAAGAATAACGTCCGATTTGTGATAGTACCACCAATTGCATCTTGCTCTGTAAGAATACCAGAGACAAATGGTAATGCATCTCTTAAATCAGCAATAACCGTGTCAATGCCATTTAGTTCGGCCTGTAGGATATCTATTTCGGACTGAACTGATTCGTCGGCAATCAATCCAGGCAAATCAATCTTACGCTGAAGTGCTGTACGATATGCTACAGTCGGGAAACACTGGTAATAACGTTTACCAAGTTCAAACTCACCAGTAATGTTACGTACCAGCATGGAAAGAATATCGGCATGTACTTTTTCAACTTCGTCAATCTCTTCGATACCAGTTCTAAAGTCTTCGTCATTGTATTCAAACAGACGGCACTGCAACTTATATGTTGGCAGGTTCTTTAGCTGATAAAACGGTTGTTCATGCTCAACAAAACTAATTTCGAAAAGTGAATTACTTAATGGAAGGTAAATCAAATCACCTTCGTTCGGCCTAAAGTTATCAACAGTATTGTTCCATATGCCAACAAGTTTATTCCATGTTCGGCGAGCAACAACAAAGGTAACTTCGTCACGGATCTCAATACCAAACTTTGACATAAGGTTACCCTCACCGCCAAAGCCTTCAAGATCTTCGACATACATCTCAATCATGTAAGCATCATCAAACTGCGATTCACGATCCTCATTGAGAATCATATCACGAGTTACGATCTTACGTGGGAGGTAATACGTTTCTTGACCATAGATCTTTAAAGCTTCGATTTGAATATCTTCAAACAGATGCTGCTCAGCATTACTTCCTTGACTAAAATATACGTTACGAGGCATTTATATTATCCTGTGAAAAAGTCAACTGGCATTTCGAAGTTCATACGAATCTCTTCTTCCAGTTTTTCAATATCTGCATTTGCATCTTCAAGTATTGCACGACCATTTAGAATCACACCACCTGGAAGTTGCATGCCTTCGAACTTAGATAGGTTGACACCCCACTGGTGTTTGAGTAGCGCAGTTACATATCGTTTTAGCCACATATCATTGTATACCTGAGTAAATGTACCAGGATCAATAATCGCATCACAGTCAACAATAACATACTCACCGGCATTTATCTCGTCCCAGTCGATATCAAGATGTAATCTATCTTGGTGACGCGAGAATCGAGTAGGTGTTACATTGCCATTTAGAATAGTTTGGATAGTTGACAGATACTGCTGTGTCTGATAGTAGAAAGAAAGACTACCACCATTGCGCATGTCGTATAGATCATTCAAGTGAATTTGGTAACGTGCATCAAACATGTTTACCGAAGAGTTCTCATCTCCGATTGGGAACACTGTTCGCACATAAGTGTATTGGTTAGCAACTGGAATATACCTATTAGTGATATCAGCTGCAGTAATCTCATGTTTGAGATACGTACGGATAATAGCATCACTATGGTAGGTCTGATAAAACTGTAAAGCTTCATCGACACGATCTTCCATCTGGTCTTCATCCAAGTTAACTTCAATAACCGGAGCGCCAAGCTTACGAAGAGCGTAGTCAATTAGCTCCTGTCTAGAATTTGGATTTGCCATAAAAAAATAGTCCTACAGATGTTTGGTTTCTATAGGACTATTTATATGTTTTAGGAAGCTAGGATTAGTATACTATAATATAGATTTATTCAGCACCCAAGGTTTTAGTAATAGCTTCTTCACTAAATGCCATATAGATGTACGGACTACTAATAGTTGTATTGGTTTCATACCAGTTAGCGGTTGTCAGACTGAATCCATTGCTAAAAATTCTGATATCATCATCTATAGTACGACCATCACCACCTTGAAAATACGTAGTGTCAAGCTCGATCCGATTGTCAATTTTAGTCCCTGGAGTTCTATGCCGGTCGTAAACTGACCAATTGGTATGTGTGGCCGAGGTTCCAACAGCTCTTACAATGACCATTGCAGGTTTAAATCCACAGTAAACAAACGGAGCATCTGTTTTGCTAGCGGTTCCTTGATAAGATCCAAATTTACTATAACCTGGGGTTTCTGCCCAGCAATATGCCATAGCGGTACTGTTCGCTGCATACCAAGGGCCCATAGTAAACACACTATTTGATGGAGCAGTATTATTCCATGGTTCATATCTCGTTTCAGGCGCTGATTCTGTGTTAAGTCTGATACGTGCAGTTGGTCCAACGCTTTTATGATAAACGTCCCAATTATGACCCTGGTTACGGGCTTTTACAAGCATAAAATCAGGAGCTCTATCTAATCCATGGCCCATTGTACAAGTAACACCGGGATGTGTAAAACTGACAATACTAAACCCGGCATCTTGGTTTGCCCGCAACGTAGTTGTTACACTTCCGGTTGTATTTGTACTGTTACTCGCCTGGCCAGTGCTCCAACCATATCCAACATAATTTGTTCCGATTTTGTTAATACCATTGTGCGCATTACTACCATTCGGATTAGCATTCATAGTAAACCCGGTGCTGCTAAAAGACACATGAGGATCATCATTGTAATTGTCTTCTACAACATTTTGATTGGGATATAGAGCAGCACTTCCATTGGAAGCTCCTGGCAAATTTGCTCTTACACTATCATAGCATCTCCAGTGATGTGCCTCACCGCCGCTATAGCTTTTAATCATAACGAAATCGACCGGAATTCCATAATTAATTGTATGACCATTGGCAGTAGTGCCTTCCCAGCTTCTAATACGGAAATTACTATCAGGCGTTTCTAAATAAGTGTGTGTACTTCCTATATTTTGAGTACATAACGCCAAATATCCAGACGGCGGCTGGTATTGGAACTTACCATAACCGTTGTCATCGCTGTACCCGTTTCCACCATTTGAACTTACAAACGTTCCTTGTCCGAAATTGCTGGTGCTTATGCAAGATGAGTTAGGTCTGTTGATATAAGTCAGATATTCGCCGTTATCCAGTGCATTCGTAAGTTCGTTATTCAAAGCTAATGCATTAAAAGATGCGTCAACCGCACCATTCTTCCACATTGTGCAAGTTCTGTTATCGCAATCCAGCATAATAGATATAATATCACCATTTCCATATGTAGTTCCAATATTAAGCTCAGAACCGTCATATTGTCGACGGCCGTCATTGCGCCAGAACAATGTATCGCCGGTTATCCAGCCCTGCACGTTCCATCCAGCAGCCATATTGTGCACACCAAAATGGTCAGAGTTATACCCAGTTTCTTTTTTAAATTCTGCGTACCACTTGCCAGTATTAACACCTAGGTTGGCTACCGCGTTATTTGTACTATCTACTGTAACTCCATTAGAGCCTATAACGCCATCTGTCTCTGTGTTATAGAGATTATGAGTTGCAAACACATTTGTAGCACTGTCTTGTGTTGTGTCACCAGAAGACCAACCAGTAAGTGTAAAAGTAAGGCTTGTCCCAGCTAAGTTATTAGTTACATCAGATGAATCGCTTAGGGGCAAGAAAAACCCGTTTGTACCAAATCCACCACTACCACTGTTTACACTTGCGATAATAGCATTTGGATGTTTAGGTTTCCATCTGTTATATTTAGTTGAAGCAAATACGCTAGGGGCAAGTGCTTGACCATCAACAAAACACATATCACACATATTGCCTCTAAACGGCTCATTCCCACCAGCAGAAGCTACGCCAATACCGTGTACTATATTTGCAACATTAATACCGGTAGTACTAGTCCTGTTTTGTGGAACGACATAGTAATCATAATTAGTATCTACTTCTGCTAATTCTCCATTTACGTACATACGCATTCTGTCAGTGGCATTACTAGCAGTAGTGTCAACGACCGCAACGACGTGATAATAGGTATTTGTATCTAAATATACCGCTTTGGTATTATGGCTGCCTGCTGGATAATCATAAAATATCCGAAGAGTATCGTCAGCACCACCATCAAATCGTACGGCGCCTTCGCCTGCTCTAAGTATAATACATTGCTCTGACATCGGGTGAGCTCTTTTAACCCATGCGCTAAGAGTCCACTTACTGGTGTTGCCGGTAACTGAAGGTGTGTACGTTATGTAAGCCATTTATTATGCTCCAAATGTGGTTGAACCGGCCTGGAGATAGTTTTCCAGTACCGTAATGCTAAAGTTACGCGAGCTAGATTGATTTTCGCTATCGACTGCTGTTACTGTTATATTATATATTGTATCGGAGCTAACATTAGCTGCCGGAATTCCTGTAATTGATCCTGTGCCACTCATACTCAATCCGCTAGGTAAGCTTCCGCTAGTAATGCTAACGTTAGAAGCTACACCATCTTCAGTAGCACCGACATTAAAGTTTGCTGAATCTTCATTGTCTACTAATGATCCTAAACTTCCGCTTGGTGTATTAAACACCGGAGTTCCGTCAACATCAACTCCGTTAGGTGCGTTTGAAAGTGAGCCAGACCCATTAGTTACATTAACCTCATATGTACCTTCGCTGAGAGCAGGTACTACTGCTGTCATTAAGATACTACTTACTCGTGAACTTGAAGAAGCCGCAGTTGAAGTTCCAGATAGTACAAAATTGACCGTAGCTCCGGTATCAAAACCAACACCGTTAACGGTAATAACATCTCCCTCCGAAATCGCAGTTTGTGATCCAGGAAGAGATACACTGGTAATCGTGACACCCGGTGCAATTGAAACCCAAACAAGGTCGCTAATATATTGCTCTAATACTCCCTTGTCAGTATTGAAACGAATCATACCTGGAGTAGGAGATCCAGGGCGTTGAGCAGTCGTGCCTGAAGGAAGCAACACGTAACCAGTACCGGTGAACTGAAGGTTACCGGCCATCGTCTCATCAACATCGTCACGCAAGAACTGGCTTGAGTCAAGGGTATCAATTAAGTCAGAATTTACCTTACCGTCAGTCGCTGTATATTGCGCCATCAATGCAAGTTGTGATGCTTTAGTTGCCATCTGTTACTCCAACTCTTGCTAATTCGTCTGAAATCCAATCTCTAATAAACTGGGTCATGTCATCGTCATTTAAATTTTGGCCAGGGCCAACTTCTCTAGATACACCTGTTGTTAAGCATCTAGTTACAGCTTCTTCTATAGTAAATTCCAATACAGTATCAGGTATATAATATTCTCTTTGATTTTCTGGAAATGCAATTCCCAAATATGTTTTATCTTCGCTATTGTAAAAAGAAAATGCTTTTACAAAAGGCGGATGATATGTATATCCATCTGGGTGTAAGTGTAATTTATATTCTAATATCATATTAATATCTCGCCATTTCTGCATTTCTATTTAGATTGACCTGTTCGCTAGTGAGTGCGATGTTGTACCATCTCGCACTGCCAAATCTATCGTTAGAAGTAAGATGATATGAGTCCTCATCACCATTAAAGGTGATTTGCGTGGGAGTAGATATATTATAGCTCGGCGCTGATGATCCTTCTAAATTACCATCAATATAAAATTTTATACTATTACCGCCTGAACCCACTGCTACTAGATGATGCCAGCCTACGCCTAAACCACTTAGATTTACTTCTATTCCATTAGCAGAAGTCCAGTGGAATCCAACCTTAGTACCGGTGCTATCAATATAAAAACCATAACTATTTACGTCCCAGAAGGTTGACTTACCAAGAATATATTTCCAGGTTCCATATGCAGTAGTACTAAAATAAACCCAGCATTCCAGTGTAAAGCTACCTGTACCAAAAGTTAGTGGTGAATAATCTCCAGCACTTTTAAATCCAGGCGAACCAACTGAACCATACCAACTGTGATCACCATCCTTAACAATAGATCCTGAAGGGGAATTAAGTTGACTGAATGTATAATTTCCTGTAGAATCATTCCAGCTAGTACTACCATTACTGATATTACTAGGCTGAAAGTTTGCTAATAACCCGTCGCTAACTACACTGTCAGCGTCAATACTACTTAAAATAGCCCATTCAGTTCCACCGTGTACCTTCAATGCTCCTTGAGATGTATTAAAATACAGATCTCCTTGAGTAGCTCCATCTGGATCACTAGAGTGCCGAGGTACATTTATTGAAGTTGGTCCTATACTTCCGCCAGCCATTACTTAGCCTCCAATTGATTAATTCGTGTTTTCAATTCTTCAATCTCCTTGAGAGCATCTTGTAATGCAGCAACAATCACAGGTGTGATTCTACCGTAATCCATACTCATCATTTCATCAGATTCAGCATCACCTGATACAGCTTCTGGTATAACCTCTTGCATCTCTTGAGCAATAAAGCCATGAACAATTTCACCGGTGTTTGGATCAGCTTTCCAGCTATGAGTCACTGGGTTCATTGCCAACAGTTTTTCTTTACCGTTAGTAATAGTAACTATATTATCTTTCAGTCTACGGTCAGAAGTGGTATTGTATGTTGTACCGGAAGAAGTAACCTTTATTGATCCTCTTCCGTTATTGCCATTATCACTGAACCAAATACAGTCACCATTTACGGTATTAGTCAAAGTCAATGCATAATTAGTAGTATCGGATCTTACATTTAAGGCGTTTGCAGAAATATTGTTTGTTCCACCATTTGTTATATTTACCATTCCGCCTGGACCATGTGATCCAGTCGAATTAAAATGATAATACCCGCCAGCTGTTATTCTCATTCTTTCAGTTGGTTGTGATCCTGCTGCGCTATTGCCATTTGTAGCAAATACTAATCCTGAATATTCTTGAGCTGGTGTTCCTTCTACATATCCACCGATCCACATATGAGCACCAGTATAACCAGTACCCCAACTAGATTGTTCTGGATCTAGGTGCATAAATGAAATACCACCCCAATATTTGTTTATTCTATTAGCGCTACTAGTATCAGAAAGTACTGGGTATACCTTTATTGCAGTTGAATTAGCGTCAATACTACTAGATATTGTACCTCCTCTAAATAGATTTGTTTTTTGCGATGATTGTTGCCAGTTATCAGATACGTTTGATAAAATTACACCATTTTCAACATGAAGTTTTTCCTGAGGATTATTTGTACCAATACCAACATTACCATTATTGCTTATACGTAACCGTTCTTGCCAACCACCGCTATACACTTCAAATGCAAGATTTCCACTTGCAGTTTTTGCACCAATAACACCAGTTGTTTGATCTGATCTGCCACCTAACCAAACACCACTTACACTTCCTGAATCACCAATACCAAAGTCTGCAATTAAATCTACATTTGTACTTCCAGCACCAGTTCCGGCGCCGACAACACGTAACCCACCATAAGGAGATCCATACCCAGTGCCGTCAACATGTAATGGTGCATTTGGAGCGGTTGTACCAATACCAACATTACCAGTTTCTATAATTGTTAAATGTGCATCTGCAAAAGCACCATCAGCACTTAAATGTATTTTTCCGCCAGTTCTATGGGACAGTACAAAATCTCCAGCAGAGGAACTAGAAATTATTTCTCCATTAGCACCAGTACCACCCATATAAGTTTGGCCACTTGGTGTATCGAAGTTTATTGAGGCTTCATCTGCTGCTGTACTTTGTATTCTAACTCTTGACGTTCCACTACTTAGATGTAAAATTTGTGAGGGAGATGATGTACCAATACCAACTTTACCGTCGCCATCTAAAACCAACGTTGTTACTAATGTACCGCTTGAGTTGCTCTGTGTAAATATCGTGTCAGCGCCATCATCAAAATTAGTAAAGTAAGTATTGCTATCATTCCATTTACTAATCAATTGACCGGCCGATGTGCTAGTGCCAGTTGTACTATTTGTTAGGCGTATACTTGACCCGGTGCCGGCATTATGAACATGGAGACTGCCGCCATCATATCCACTGCTAGTTGTACTTGGACTGCTTGTACCAATCCCAACATTACCGTTGGATAGAATTGTTACTTTATCATCGCCTAGCACACCTAGTCGTAAATCAGCAGCACCTGCGCCAAGTGTGTTTTTAAGATATGAAGAAGCTGAATTGTTCGTATTCATAAAGTAAAGAGCATTATTTGCTAATACTCTTGCAGTAGAACTTACATCTAATCCGCCGGTCATCGTTCCACCAGCAAGTGGTAGGTATGAACTTACACCAGTAGAAATCTGACTATTAACCTCGGACCGCGTATATGTATCTGTCTTCAGATAAAATGAATCTTGAGTTAGTAGTTCATATACCTGAATATCGACTACTGAACCAGCTGGAATATTAAATGTGAATGTTACCGATGTGCCAGTGGTCGCAACGTAGTCAGCAGTGGCACCCTGGTATTGCTTGATACCGTTAACATAAACCTCAACATTCTGAGATCCATCAACAATGTACGACAGGGATTCACCGTTATCATCTGTACCAGATACAGCGTTAGTAGTAGAAGTGATAGTATACTGGAATTTCTCAAACGTGGCAACAGCGTCAGTGGCGTCTCCACCGCCTGAGCCTGTGCCTGGGGGAACAGCATCAATCCACGCCGCACCAGTGTATACTTTCATCTTTTGGTTCAATGAGTCAAAGAAGAACTGACCCTGAATCGGAGAAGAAGGTTCGGTAGCAGAGTATACAACAGCAACGTTGCTGAGGTTACCAGCAAGTGAACCACCAACTGTCAATGCAGAATCAGCAACAGTTCCTGTATATACGCCTGAAGACGTAATTACTTCTGTACCATTAACACCAATTGAGCCAGCAACATCTAGTTTGTGTTGAGGAGAAGTATCACCAATACCAACATAATTATTTGATGTATCTACGTAGAGTGTGCCACCGTCGATTGTAAGGTGAGGATGAGATTCTACTGCAGCAACTGCATCAGCATCGTCGTATTGTGCTACACCTTCAATTGTAACTACATTGTTTGAAACTGTGGTGGTAATACCAGTACCAGCCGTAAACGTAAGAGTTTCGCCAGTATTAAACGTGTCGGTATTAGTACCATCTGAGATAGTAAAGTTAGACACGATTGTTTGAAACGATAAATTGCCGCTACCATCAGTAACGATAACCTGACCGGACGTACCATCAGATGCTGGAAGAGTCAAAACCGAAGTTTGCAAAGAACCGGTAACGATAATATCGCCACCGACTTCTAAGCCGTTCTTAACTA